GACCCGTAGGTGTAAATCTCTCAGGCTTCCACCCAAAGTCTACTAAGTATTCGCCAATCTGTTTGCGACTACCAAGATTAAACTCTTGTAATTTTCTTCGCATAAATGGGTCATAGTTTTTAGTGGTCAAACACTTTTCATATTCTTCATCGGTCATGCCACGCTTAGATAATGTGCCGTCTTTCTTTATGTAAGGGGTAACAAGTTTATCATCTACCCACTTAGGTTTAAATGTTCGTTGTACTTCATCTTCTACTTCTACCATTCTAGATTTTAACTGTGCTAAAAGCATGGTAGCTTTTTCTAAATCAAATAAAAACCCAGTCTTTTCTTGTTGATTCATTATCTTAGCAACTTGAGTTTCTAATTCAATACTCTCCTGACTAAAACCTACTCCTTCTTTAAGTAAAGCATAATAAACTTTTTCATTAAGTAATACATCTTGTTCACAATACTCAAGCATCTGTGGTGTATAACTATCAAAGTCATCAGGTTGTTCTTGTTTATGGAAGTTAATTCTATATCCCCAAGTTTTTAAACTGTGCCCGTTCTCTCTAACGGGTTGGAATAATCTAGACATAACTAAAGTATCAACAACTTTAGTATTTAATTTAACATCAAGTATTTTTTCTATAGCAGGAATGTCATAGCCAATAATATTATGTCCAATCAAAACATCAGCACTTTGTAAATACTCAACTCCATCAAGTAACTGATTAGGATTAAAAGTACGGCAAGTACCTTCATCTAAATCTTTGGCAACAATACACCAAATCTTAGTAGGATTTAATCCGTCTGCTTCAATATCAAAAACCAATTTCTTCATTGTCAAATGTGTCCTCCGTATCTACTTCAAATAATCTACCAGTCTCAGGATTATACTGTAAGGCACAAGCTAATCCAGTATCTCCAGTATATCTAGACTTCAATACTCTAACCTTAGTAGTATTAGCTTCTTTAGGGTCAGTAGCTTGTTGATTTCTTTCTAAAGCAATAACACAATCAGAAAGCTGTGCTATGCCTTGTGAACCTTTAAGATGACTCAATGATACAGTCACACCTTTTTCGTGCCCCCTGTCGCCTGTAGCTCGTCTTAAATGCGATACTAGAATCAAGCCGACATTCGTTTCTTCAACTAAACTACGCAGTCTATTCATTAAGTTATCAATACCCCTTCGTTCATCGCCTTCGGTTAAGACATTGACAAGCATATGCAAGTGGTCAACCACGACCCATTTACACTCGCAACCTACAATCATGTATCGTAGTTTCGCAAATATCTCATCAATGTCTGTCGCACCTAAATGTGAATGAATGAATACTCTGTTCTTCTGTATTACCTTATCAAACAAAGCATTTAAATCTTCTTCGGAATAACTTTCTCGTTTCTCATTAAGATAGAGTCTATCGTTTGCTTCAATAGATATTAAACCATCTGCCGTTCTTACCCAGTTTTCTTCAAGAGCAATGATACCTACATTATCTTTAGTAGTCTTAATTAGCCAATGCTCAAGCTCTCTAGTAACTGAAGACTTACCGAGTCCAGTTCCACCAGTAAGAGTTACTAACTCGCCTTGTCTTAATCCATATAGTTTCTTGTTTAATCCTTCCCAAGGATAAGCAATACTTTCTTTTACTTCTCTGTTAAGCCAGTTATCTTTTTGACTAGACAATTCCATGATGCCTGATGGTGTATAAGTCTTAGCTTCCCACCAAGCTTTAGTAAAGCCTTGAAATTCTTTTTGTTTGAGCATGTCATTGGCATCTTTATAGCCGTTCGGTAATGTCATTATCTTTACCTTTCCGGGTTTTAAGATACGAGCAACATTTCGTGAAGCTTCTCTACCTGCCTTGTCATTATCAAAACAAAGCACAACATTATCAAAGCTTTCAACAAACTCTATGCTTTCTCTAATATCTTTTACTGCACCCGCAGCACCTCGTTTAAGAGATACAACTGCCCACTTACCTTGAAAGAGTTCGTCTACTGCCATAGCATCGCACTCTCCCTCAGTAATAGTTAAGTATTTACCTCCAGTATTTCTGTATAACTGTTCGCCAAATAATCCTGTACCTTCAAATGTACCTTTGGTTGCAAAGTTCTTATCTGCAACAAATCTTGTTTTAGTTATGGCTACTTCATTACCATTAAAGTATGGATATATATGTTGTGTTATATCTCCGTTTCTATTCTTGATAACACGAACTCCAAACTTTTTAGCTGTCTGTTCAGAAATACCTCTGTCTGTAAGTTCGCCATAGATTCCAGTATAGGATTCTAAAAATGTATTAGTTGGTTTCTGTGTTGTTTCCACTATTCTGCCCTCACTTGCAGTTTCATAATCGGTAAAAAATGTTGAACAACTAAAGCAATAAGCCGAGTTGTCTGCGTTAATTGATACGGGGTCAGAGCCACCGCATTTAGGACAAGGTTGCCTATGCTTTACGAATTTACTTTTGTCTTGATTCAATTCTATCTCCATAAGATAGCTAGACTAGGGATAAATATAGAGGTATAAAAAACCTAGTCTAGCTAAAATTGTTATTAGCTGTCTTGTGCTTCAGTATCTGCTGGTACTTCTTTTGTTTCAGATTCCTCTACCTTAACACCAGACTTATCAGCATTAATTACTTCTACAATTCTAGTAGAAAAATAATTAATAGCACCTTGAGTTTCTTCAAGGTCTAAAGTCTGTGCAGCTTTCTTTTGATTTAGTCTTTGCAATCTGCCAAAGATTTGTTGACCTTCTTCAGGTAAATCTTCAACATAAACATTAACATCATCAATAGTAATGTAAGGTTTTTGTTCTTCCATTAGAACTCCTCGCCATCAGCTAACAGTTCAGCACCATCAGCGTTTTTATATTCAACAAGGTCTACAACTTGTACAGCTTGTAAGTCAAGTCCTATGTAAGGACCAAATTTACCCTCACCACTATACTCATTGTATTGAACTCTAACCCTAGAGCCATTACCAACAGCAACATTTATTTCTTGCTTGTCCTTATCTAAAAGTCTAGGTGCAGGTCTGGTTATTCCATTAGGACCATGTACCTTTCTTTTGATAACTAAAGCAGGACCTTCATCATGCTGTTTTACTTTATGACCTCTTGCAGCAAAGTCATTAGCAGTAGTTTCATCAACAATTAAGTCAACAGTATATACTGGTTCAAACTTTGTGTTTGGGGTCGTTATACTTGCCCATTTTACTGAGCCTTCTAATATAGCCATAGTGTATTACCTCCGTTCAGCTTATTAAAATTCTGTGAGAGTTTTGAGCCAACCACTCTCTCGGTTGTGGCATGAGCCAAATCAAGTAACTTAAATGGAGATAGAGAGGGCTTCCTGATTACTCTAGTCAAATTCATAACAAGGATTATACCATCTCTAAATTTAAGAGTCAAGTTACCATCCAACATTATTCTTATTAGCTTTACTTTTTCTCTTAAATGTTTCTTTAAAGCCACCAGACAAACCAAATAGTACTATACTAAAAGAAAAAATTAGTGGCGATAAAATTAATAATATGTCTATTAGTATCACCTTCCTTGTCCTCGATATTTAGTTTTTTGTTGCAATCTTTTATGTTTGTTCATGTGCTTCGTAGATTTTTTAATCTTCCTACCACGACCTGCCATGCCCTGAGAAGTTGCCTTCTTGACATGCTTAATTAAGACTGTTTCTTTTCTCTGTGCCATCTAATCTATATAGCTCCTCAATAATTAAGTGTTCGTTTTTAATGTTACTTCTGGCTTCTTTAAGAGCCATCAAGTCTCCATCAAAAGTAAATGATTCGTCTGTCTCTTTATTGACAACAGAAATAATATCTGTCACTCCTGACATAGAAACAAGATTATCAAATGCTTCTAGCGTAGAGTAAGCAAAAGTTTTTATTTCATCTTCTTGATTGTCTAGGACAACCTTACATATATATTCATACATTTAGTACCTCTTTTAGTTTTGTATAAGTTTTAATTTCGGGATATTTTTTTAACTGTTTTAATAGCCATCTATCTGACATATAAACTAAGGTAATCCCTTTAATACCTTTCATATAATTATCTTCGGGTAATAAACCCTCAACATTATCAACAGTAATTTTGTCTGCTTCCTCTTGAGGTAGCAAACTCTTTAGCCATTCAACCTGAATGGGTCTAATTCTTTTCTTTAGTTCTTTAAGTTTTTTCTTGTTCAATTTCTATCACTCCATCATCAAACATATCTTCAAGAAATGTTTTAGCATTGTCTAGTATGACTGCCTTGACATAATCTTTATCCTCTGCCTCAACAGTTACAGTTTTTAACTTGCCAATATAAATTACAAACTTCATATTCTTTCTTCTGGATAATAAACTTCCATGTAGATTTTTTCTACCGCTTCTTTGTACTCTATATTAGTCATAGATGTAATCGGTAGTTCTTTGACCAATGCTTTGAAATGATAAATTTTATTGTCCATATTTAACCTCTATTTATTCTTTCTGAATTTACACAAACAAAAGTTTCTGCATGAGTTTTATATTCTTCTTTGATAAAATTTTCTAAACCTTCATAGTTTTCTGTTAAGAAACTTAAACAATCTAGTTCAGAATTAAATTGAAATTCAAAAACATGAATGTCCTCAATCATTATTGCAACAGTAGTTACTTCAAACAAAGCTACTAATATCCACATCATATTAATTTACCTCCAGTTCTTCTTGTAGTTCCTCAATAGTCTTAGGAATATTTTTATTATACCTTTTTTTGTAGAAAGATAAACCCTTATCAAGAGCTTTTCTTTTTATTTTACTTTCTGCAACATGACCTTCCCATGTTCTAAAATCTTTTTGTCGGCAAATATCTTGCCACTTTTTGATTGAAAGCTTTCTAAAGTTTCCTTCTTTAGCAAATCTAATATATACCCACTTACGACCAACAGAACGAACAGTAGCTTTGCGATAGCCACAACCTTCTCCTCTCAGTCCAGTCTTTATATCATCGTGATAAAAATAATAGTGTTCCATAATTACATCCTATAAAAATATACATCCCATTTTACCGCATGTTTTAGTGGGCAAAATGTAATTATCCTACGATTGTAGTTAGGATTTTTTTTACCCCACCTACCTTGACACTTAACATAATGGTTAGTAAGTCCTAACTTATTAGTGTAAGTTATTGTTTTTCTTAGCTTTTTTAATTCATCTAAGCCTTCTGCTTTATCTTTATCATTAGGATTAAATACAGTAAAGGCATAACTGTCTGTACGAGATTTAATCATCTTTTTCCTCATTAATTTGATTATATAAATGAATACCAAAGTCATAGCCACGCTTGTAATAATAAAAATTATCATGCCAATCACACCTATAACCATCTAATAAAGCATCGGCAACTCCATCTTTAAATGCACTTAGTTCTGCAAGTGTCATGCTTCCTCCTGTAAATGTCTTGTAATTAAATTCTTCATAGACTTTTCAACCTTCATAATCTTTTGTTTATCAATCCACTTATGTCTATATTTAATCTCAAAGATTTCAATAGCTTCATAGTTATCATCAGCTCTTCGCCACCAATCTATAACTCTGTTTTTTAAGGGGAGAATGCTATCAGTATTATCATACTCCACATGGACTGTACCTGCGACATAATCTTCGGCTACAGTTATCCCTTTATCTATTAATTTAACTTCCACTCTTTACCTCCTATTTCTGTAAAAAATTCTTCGAGTTCTTTTTGTTCTTCCTCAGTTGGTTTGAAGTGAGGATTTAAAAAATACTCTTGCAACAATGTACCTTTTTTATACTCCATTTATTTCCTCCTCGTCTATTGAAAGCCAATCTTTATCATAAAAGCCTTGATGTTCTGCCCACTTCCAATCAGTAGCATCTGACTCATTACCATCTTCCCAAAATTGTGTACCATCTTTTAAAGTAATAAATAATCTTGTCCATTTACCTACTTCTATATTGTCAATCTCTTCCATTTTAAAATTGTTTTTTTCAGCAATAGCTTCAATATCCCATGAAAGGGTAGTGTCATACTTTGCTTCTACATATCTAACTTTAGTCATGCGACCTCCTTTAAATTATTTTCTATTATGGTTATCTGGTCTTGTAGATGCTCAATGTCTTTTTGCAGTTGATTCAAATCTAATTCACAATTTAGAATATCATCTTCACTAACTGCAACATCATCAAGCAAACAAGCAACAGATATACTTGCTTCTTTAACTGCTTTTAATAATTTATTCATGCTTCTTCCTCCCATTTAAGATACCTCCATTCACTCATAATTTCTCCAACTATTAAATCCAAAGTACGAAGCTCACTCTTAGTAGGCTTGTCAGGATTTTCAAATTGAAAGAAAATATCAAGCTCATGCGGGTCTATAATATGTCCTTTGTCTTTTATGTACTGGAACTTTTCTTCTACAGTCATGCTATAGATTTGTTGTAGTTCCATTTCTTTTTCTTCCGAAATATTTATTTTCATGTCTTATCTCGTATTATTTTTAACTATATGCCAACACTTAGCGACATATTCTCCACCTTCTTTATCAGCTTCGCCTTCATACTTTTCAAGAATGATTTTGATGACTTCATCAATACAATCTTTAGCTTCCGATACTGACTTAGGGCTTTCATATACTTCGTACTCTGCCATATTTATTTACCTCTATTTTATTTTTTTTAATTAAACTAGCTCTGATATTATCAAGAGTTTTTCCAGTCACCTTGCCATTGTGTTTGACTTTCATTGTTTCTCCATTCTTTTAATAGCTTCTTGTTTAGTTTTAAACCATTCTCCACCATGCTCTGTTGCTAATACATACCCATAGTTTCTAGGTTCTCCATTAGGTTTATGAAATATAAAGAATGCTATAGAAGGATAAGTAGAATAATGGCTTTGTCCTTTCCATTCATCTACTGCTTCTCTATGTCTTTCAAAACCTCTACGATTATACTCTCTACAAGTTATTACTTCTGCCATATTTATCCTACCTCTGAAAATTCTTCAAATCTTTTTTCAACAACAAGATTAAATAACTCATCATAAGATAATTTATTTTCGTAAGCATCTTGATAAGTCATTTGAAGCTCATCTAGTAAAGCTTCTGCTGACAAGTTAGCTTCTGCTACTTTGCTTTCTATATGGTCTTTGATTATGTCATTGTATTCGTTAGACATTATTACCTCTTTATTTATTTAAGTTAGTTAATATATATTCGCCACTATCTATCTTAGCTTGAGTTTGTTTTTTATTCTCAAACAAAAACATATTTCTATAGCGACCTGTAGTAACTGAATAATCCCAATAGTATTCATCAAGATATATTACACCACTATCCATTCTTTTAGCTATGATTGAGTTATAGCTTTGCAAATAGGTCGCATCATCAGTTTCTATTTCAAATTGATTAGCGACTGCTCTACCACTACTACTCTTCATGTTTCTTACTTTTACCATTAATACCTCCATTAATTTTAACAGTTTTAGTTTTACTAAGCTTGGCATTCTTGCCTTGCCTAATTCTATCCATCATTTCCATGTGTTCTTTCATTGTCATAGTCATTTAGTTTCCTCGTCTTTTACTAATCTAAGTTTTGGTTTAAGTCTTCTAAGTTTTTCCTCTGCTCTCTTACTAACCTCATCTATCTTACGCATAGTCCTTGAACAACTTGCAAGATATTTTATTTCATCTAAAACAAAGTCTAACATATCATCTTCTAAGTCTTTAAATATCTGAGCTATAGCTATCGCTTCTTCATCTGTCAATACTCTAAACTTCATGCTGTACCTTTAAGTTCTTTCATTTCTTGTTTAAACTTTTGTATTGCTTCTCGTTTAGTGTAGAAGTAATAGACTCTTGTTTCCAAGTAGCCATTAACAATATCACATATTCGCCAAGCACCTTCTCTGTTTTTATCTATGTCCATTATGCGACCTCCTTAATTAATTTGTTAAATTCTTTATCTCTTTCTTCTTCGGTATTAAACCATTGTGCATCTTCAATAGACTCAAAATCATCTTCTCCTATGCATATAAGATAAATACCAAATGGCATACCTTCGTTGTCCTTCCAAACTTTTTCAGGGTGTCCATTTTTCCTGTAATGTCTATCAAGTTCTTCGGTTTCCCAATGTACTTTTATTTGTTTGTATTTCATGCGACCTCCTCATTTATACCTAAAACTTCTACACCAACATCTTCAATGAGTTCTTCAAGTAATTCTACCACTTCTTTACTATTAAAAGGAGTTGTGTAGTCTATTCCATGAAACTCAGGAATATCTACTGAGTAGTGGTGTCTATCGTATGCCCATGTAAAAACATCTTCAACAACATATTGTGCATATTCAAGGTCAGAAAATCTACCAAGTGTTTCTAAACCTTCAGGATTAAAATAACCTAAGCATTCAGTTGCCCCATTTAGAGCATGAGAACACTCAACCAATAATTGACAAAGAGTATTTAACTCTTTGAAGTTTTCTACTTTAGTAACAATATCTAACATTTATACCTCCTTTGTTAGCTGTTATACCATAAGTCGAAAGCCTCTACAGTTTCGACAATATTTTCATCACCATTTGAAAGAGCTTCAAAGATACTCTTTAAAAGATTACCATGATAAAGATTATATTTAGTCTGCTCTTTATCACTCCATTCAATAAAAGGTTTCATTACATCATCAATGTAATAACCATTAGTCTGTAAGATACCATTCCCCATGTAAGTAATCCCATAACCATTTACATACCTACGAAAATCATAAACATCTTTATCGTCTTTATGTAAATCGATTATTGTTTTCATGTGGATTGCTACCTTAATTAAATCATCAATCAAACTACACATATCTATGTGTCCTTGATTATCAGGATTTTCTTTGTTGAAGTCTTTCCTTTGGTTATAAAGGTCAGTCTTTTCTACAGTCGCAAGTGTTTGCATTTCTATCTCCATTAAAATTGTTAGTTAATATTTCTCTTTCGAGGTGGCACTACTTTAGCCGAACCACCTCCAAAAAGCAATATGTGTAAGACTACTATAAGCGATAGCTAGTAAGGGTAGGAGAGTTATATGAAAAAAATGCCCTCACTAGCTATCTAAGAATGCCTAAGAATCTAACAAATTAGACATTCAATATTTCTAGTTCTTCTTCGAACTCCTTCGAAACTTTATCTATAATCTTCGATAATTCTTGAGCAGGATTTCTGTCAAGATAATCATAAAGTTTTTCAGTTCCAGTATTACACTCTGTCCACCTCAAAGCCCCGACATGAACAAAATGTTTTTGTTTAACATAATCATCATGCACTTCGCTGTAATACTCATTCCATTGAGATTCATCAGTGTTTTTATCATGTTCCAAAATATGAATATCAGAAAAGTCAAGATTATTAACTCCGACATATTTATCATTAGGTTTTAGATTACAACACTTGGTTAAATCTTTAGTCAGTTTAACCTCAACATGTCCTTCAATCTCTATCATATAGAAATAGTTTTTATTGGACTCCAAGATAGCTTCAAGCAATCTGTATATATATGGTTTTATCATTTATTTTCCTCCATTTAAAAATTGTTCAAAGTAAAAACCTTCCTCGCCATAAACATCTATGTAAAGTTTTGCCATTTTAAATAGCTCAGGCATTAGGTCAAACACTAATCTACTGTTATTACTATCCAAAGCAACAACACTTTTAAATGCTTGATTAACTGTCTTTGCTATTACTTCTGCCCTTGTACTAGCAACTCCTTTGTCAATAAAATACATAGCTACTAAGCTATAAGTTGTATGTAAATCAACATGATAATCACTATGATTTTGTTTAGTTTTATACATTTGTTTCATTTATTTTCCTCTCTAATTTTTCTCATAGTATCTACGAGCATTCTTTTTAAAATTCTTTGAATTTGATTGTAAGTTTTCCAACCTTCAACTCCATGACCATCTTTAGATATATAAGGATTATCTACTAACCACTCGTCAGTATCTTTATCTCTGATACCTATTTCAAATAAACCATAATCTCCACCATAAGAACCACCATGACAGATAACAGTTACACATAAGTTACCAAAGTAATAAACATACCATATACCACCTCTAACTTTATCATTACATGAGAAATTTTCCTTGCAATTTATAGGTCTTATTTCATCATTAACGACATCAAGATTAGCAACGATACTTTCATATCCTGCTATTTCTATACTATTTATTTTCATATCTTCTCCATTTAAGATTTATTAAGTGAGCAGTTTTAAATCATGCTCAGGATTATAGGGGTAGTGCCTTTATTTTTTTAAGTGCTTCTCGGATTTATATACTTGCACTATGAACGATTGATACTTTTAGTTTCCAAGCAATTTGTATCATGCTTTTTTAATTCTTTGTTCCCCGACTGCCCCAAAATATTACCCCAAACCGCCAAAAACCGCAAGGGGTGTAAGACTTATATGGACTCTATAACATGGTGACTTCATATTTATACCCCATGTCCATTGAATTAGGGCTATCAAATTTATAAACAGTTTTCAATAAAGCAAACTTATTTCTGTTGCCATATACAACATGCTTCTCATATTTAAAGTTTTGAGCCGATTTAAAACTAAATCCCAAGCTATCTAAATACTCTCTAGCCTTTTCAATGTTGCTAAAAGTTTTAACAGATAACTCTAAACTTTTTCTATAATCTTTCGCTAGTTTTTTATTAGCTCTTTTTTGTTCTGCCGATAGTTTCATATACACTCCTGTTTTTTTATTAACTCTTGAACTTCATAATAAATACCAAGATATTCAGCAATAGCCCAAAAATCTGTAGTATCACCACTAATATAAGCTTCTGCAAAAAGCTTTATTAAAGTTTCTTTATCCATAACACTCCATAATTTATATTGTTTTATAAAGATTGACCGCTAAGTCGCCAACACTTTAGCCCGATTCCGCCCAAAAAGTCAAGAGGTGTAAGACTATAATAGCCCCCTCAACTGTTCGCACACGCGATAAGTCGGCAAGATTTAAGTATTAGACTATAATTTTTCTAAAAAGTTCTAGGATTTATTAAGATTTCACATAAAGTTCACAAAGATTTTACATAATATTTGCAAAGATTTAACAAAAGGTACAGTAATTTTAGTATGTACCTTTGTAATTTATGTACCTTTTAAGACTATTATCTGTACCTTTTACAATCGCCCTCAACTCTACGCAGACGGGGGGCGTTCTAGTATAGTAATAAGTAGGTTTATATATCATCTTTGTGACTATAAAACAGACAAACTAAACAAGGCATTTGTCTGCTTGTGCCGAGCACAATGGTCAACAAAGCTTTAAAAAGCTTTACCAAACTTTTGTGTGCTAAAGCACTCTTATGCTGTGATGCCTCACACAAGGCTCGGCATGGGCTATTAACAAGGGAAGGTTGTGGATAACTTTGTGGATAAGTGTGGATAAGTTTAGTTTAGTTTGTCACACAAATGACACAAAGATGTCACAATATTGGCACAAAATTTATTGAACTTTTTTTGAACTAATTTTGTCTAATTGGCATGAACGAAATTCACATACATTTTCAAGACCGAATTCTAGGCGAATCCTTTGCCCTAGTAGCCGAGTCTTTAGCGGAAGCAAAGGATATAATCAAAATTCATTTCGAGGAATTCGGGCAAAAGCCATTTTTGGTTAAAGCCCCCAAGATATGGGTTGAAAAAGAAATTAGCAATTATGCTGTTTCACTATATAGGAGTGTTAAATAATGGCTTTTAAACCAACAAAAGAATGGCTTGAGGGTGCCAAGTTAAAACCCGTTTCTTATAATACTGTCTTATTCATCTGTGGTTTGATGAGTGAAGAACTTCCCAAGTCTTCAAAGTACAAGTATTTTAATCAACTTAGGGCAACCATTCTTAGTGTTTCCAAAGGTACAACCTGTAAACACACAGGGAAAAAAGGTACTTTCTCTCAGAGAATGGCTCATGATTGGATTGAGAAAAATAAAAATCTTCCTTTCCAAAAACGAAAGTTGCCTAAGTTGATTTCCGATAAATATACAAGATTTCAGGAGAATCACACAGAGGAATAACCCTTAAATCTTCTATGCCCTCTAGGGAACTAGGGGGCATTTTTTTTGCCTCGCCTCGCCTCGCCTTCTCATGCTTCGAAGGCTCGGCTCGGCTCGGGGGCTTTGGACTGCCAGGAGCTCGTACCTCGCTACTGGCGGACGTCCTCGCATGAAGATACGCTAACGCTAACCTAATTTGGCTGCGGTCGTCAAGTAGCAACTGCAGCCATTGGAGCATCTGACGACCGCTAAGGAAGAAAGAGAGGCGGATAGATAAACTCAAGTCCTCATAGCTCTACCGAGTCTGAGGAGTTTATAAGGGTACATCAACGTCCATCAAAACTCTTAAACTTTGTAAACTTGATAAGGACTTGTTTAGTTTGTCTATTTAGCGTAGGCAAAGAGAAGATTTAAGTAGACATGGGTGGACTCTTTTAGCACTTCAAAGTTAATCAAAGGCGAGTAGGAACTTTGAAGTTCTAAAATGGGGTGGTCACATCTTTTTAGAACTTGTTAGTTTATATAGTGTTGGGAAGGACTCCCAAGTTCTAGGGGGAGGCAGGAGACCACCCCAGTCCACCCATGTATCTATAGCATACTCATACAAAATCTAACAGTTTCTCCGTCAACCAGATTTGCCCGTAAGTAGTTTACACTAACTTCAAAGGGGCTAGTTATTTTTAATCAGTATGGGTAGTTTTTGGTTGGGTGTTTTTGAGGTAAGTAGAACTACTTAGTTGCCCTCAGTAGGGGCTATATGCACCCGGGGGGAGCACTAAAGTTATTATAGCTATCAAATTAAGTTTTGTCAAGACCTTACTATAAACTTGACAAACTTATTTCCGAAGTATATACTAAGCCTATGGCAATGTTACCAACTGAGACTAATTCAACCCAAAGAAAGCTTACTGAAAAACAGCAATCTTTTTTAGAACACCTTGT